TATTAACTAAGTTTCTTTGTTCTGATGCATGTAATTCAAAGTCGGTAGATCCACCTGGATTATAAAGCGGTTCGTTATTAACCATTATAGAACCCCATTTTACTGTAGCTGGCTTAACTATATAACTAATTTTAACGCCAGAGCTTTTCTTTTCGTAGAAAGGTGATGTTGTTGAACCACCGTAAACGACAAGGCCATAATAATTTTTTGTATAAATAGGTTGATTGTTTGTTGGTGTATTAAGATTACTTCCTAATATGTATGTGAGATCTTTGTTTGATATGTTTGTTACCTCAGCGTTATTAAACATTAATGAGTTAACTTTATATAAATCTGTTGGTAAAGTGAATACTTCAAGACTAGCATCATAAGCTAATGTAGCGTTGTATTTTTCAAATAAACTTATTTTTTCTTCTATGCTATCAATAGTATCGGCAAATCTTGTGTCATTACCTGGTCTTCTCATGAACTGATTAAGATCATAGAAGTACTGCTCAAATATATCTACTTGTGCAGCATTAGCAAACACGTTGTACTCTTGAGGTGTTACATAACCTCTTTGTTCTTTGTTTGATATTGCTAAAACCCTTTGATAAATTGTGTTTACGTTAATTGCCATAAATTTCTTTTTATATAGTGTAGTCACCCAATAGAGTGACTACTCTATAAAGTGATTAATTAATTTAATCTTTTTTCTAAATTGCCATATGCTTCTAAACCTTCGTCGGTTTTAAACCATGCAGCTAAAGCAGAATATGGATGCTCATCAAATGGAACATTTAGTAATTTTCTACCTGTGTTAGCCCATGTAAAACTTCTATTATCAGATGATAGTTTTACTAAACCTAATTCAACACATTTAATTCCAAAGTTTCTAAGTTTAACGTTCTCGTCATTTGCAAGCTCTATAAATAGATCTGGATTATTTCTTGCAAACACTAAAGCATCTCTCTTTAGTTCTTTACTAGTCATCTTGGAAACTGAGCTACCCTGCTCAACTCTTAATATAGCTTCTATCTGTTCAACGTCCATATCCCTTGCCATATTTAAAGCGTCAATTTCTAAATTAAGACCAGCCATATCATCTTCTGCGTTTTTAACTAAGTCAAGTTCTGCAAATAAACTTTCTCTGTCTGGATGATATAATGATAATAATTTTTGTAATGTTTGTTTTTCTCTTGGTACGCTTATTGTACCGTTTTCAAACACAATGTGACCTAATCTTGCGTCGCCTTTGAATTCATCTACAAAAACGGTTTTTTGATTAAGCGTATATTTTAATTCTCTTTCGTATCCTTTTTCTTCGTCAAAGTAATATATACCTCTTGATTTAATTGTATACGTTAAAGGGGTTAAACCTCTTTTTAAAAAATATACTCTGTCTTTTACTTCCCAAGAATCTTTTTTCTTAGGTTGTTGTTTTACAGCAACTACAGGTTCTTCTATAGCTACCGCTTTTTTTGTTTGTTTTTTTGCCATGATATAATAAAATTAAATATTAAAAAAATAAAAAGGGCTAGGCGCCGAAGCGCCTAACTCTTTTAAAAAGTATTAGTTAAGTAACATGAAGTTATTAGCTCCTTGTACTACTAAGCATCTTTCAGATAGGAAGTTGATTTCCATAGCATCAAGATCAGATGTGATGTTTCCACCTACTGAACCTGTTACCCATGTTTTCATTCTTCTATCATCTACTTGAGATGCTCTATACCTAACATGTAAGAAAGGTCTTCTCATGCTAGATCCGACTACTTCATCATAAACTGTTGAAGTTCCAGCTGGGATTAATACCCCTCTGATGTCGTTTTTAAATGCTGCGCCACCTCTTAAAGTAACATCATTTAAGTATCTCCAATCTGATTTGTAGAAGTCGTAAGACGCTCTTCTAAATCCAGAGAAACCTAAATTCAATGCCATATCTTCAGAGTTGCTAAATACACCGTAAGATGTACCACCAGAACCATAAGAGTTCTGAGCTGCTAACATATCATCAATTGCTAATGATACCTCTCTGTTACAATATAACATGTACTCTTCGATCGCACCTTGCTCATCAAACTTCTTAAGAATCTCGTCAAAAGATCCTAAGTCATCTGCAGCGCTGGTTCCACCAACACCTGAAGTCGTATGACCTCTATTTGCTATAGCTGAGAATAAACCTTCAGTACCAATGTTGCCTTGGTTAAGACCACTAGCACCTTCAGCTGCAGAGCTATCCGCTCCTTTCTCATGCTCAATTAGAGACATTTCAAGGTAATCTGCAAATCTTAATCTAGTTTCAGCTTCTGCTTTTAGATACCATAAGTATCCTGAAGTTCCGTCTTCTGCACTTACTTCAACCCAACCGATTCTTGAAGTATCAGAACCAGAAATTTGGTAATGCTCTTTTAAGATGATTGGTTTGTTGTTAAATGTTTGGAACTGTGGTTCAATCGCATCAGCGTTTGTACCTGCACCCATACCATTTGAACCTTTAACAAACTCAGAACCGTAAACGAATACTTTCCAGTTTCCGTGAGTTCAACTAGCACCAGCTGTTTCAGCCGCTGCGATGTTTGCATATTTGTAAGGTCTAATTGTAATTTTAGTGTTAGCACCTGCTGAAGCACCTACAGCTGAAACCGCTGAAACATAAGCTCTAAATACAAATGGATTTGCTGCACCATCTGAAATAAGAACTGTGTTACCTGGTTTAATAGCTATATCAGTGTTGTTTGTTGATGATGTACCTGCTGCTGTAGTGATTAATAAATCCTCACCAGACACGTCACCTACACTATAGGAGATATGTAATCTTCCTTGCTCTGTCCATACTACTTGGTCTGAACTCATAGCTTCTTCCGCTCCGATAGCTGATAAGAAACCAGAAATAGTTCTCTTACCATATACCTCAGCTTCTTGCTCGATCAAGTCAGGTAAATACTGCTGTGACCAATCGTTGCTACCGCCAGTAAAATCTAAGTAGTTTGTAGACAATGAGACTCTCTTTGGGGAAGGTACCGCGTTAAGACCCGGTGTTCCAGTTCCCGCTGCTGGAGTAATTGCTGCCATAATTTTTAAATTTTAATTGTTATTGTTTAAGTTTAAATTTAAAAGCATTAGAATCTTGACCACTTAACACCTTAACTTTCACACCACCAGCTTGTACTTCACCAAGACCTTGTCTAGGTTCTGTTGTTATGTTTTTAGCTTTTGCTATACTATCTTTGATAGCATCTGCCTTACCTTGCTGGTAAAAATGATTAGCTACAGCGTCAGCGTTCATTGCTGTAAACAAAGATTTGTGATAACCTTGTGGATCAGTTAATTGGTTTCTTTTGTCCGTAAACTTAGAAACAAAGTTATTGATATCACTTTGGTTTTCTTTTATTTGCGTTGCATCTTTAACATTAAATCTAAAACGTTTATCACCGATGTTATATTCAAAACCTTTGAATTTATCTGTGAACAACTGATTTGTTTTAGACGTAAACGCCTCTCTTTGTTGTTGAGCAATTTTATTAGTTTCTGTCTGCTCTTTGTTGTATCTACTAAAGAAATCAACAGCCTTTTGTTGATCAGGTGTTAACTTAACACCAGCTTTAATCTCTTCGTAGTATTTAGACTTTTGCCCGTCTAGGTTGGCTCTAGCGTTGGCAACCTGCTCTTTAAACGCTAATTTCTTTCGCTTTATATCTTTAGGATCGTCAACATCTTCATCGTATGTAAACGAATCATCCATCAAGAAATCAATCTCATCCGCATCAAGGTGCGGTTTATTTTGTCTATAGTATTCTCTTAACAATGTTTTGTCATCAAGTTTACTATAATCTTGATTTAATTTAACGTAATCCTCAAGATCACCACCAGTTTCATTCATAAACTTCATAAGCTTTTGAATGTTCTCTGGTAGTTCTTCACCAGTTTCCTCTGCTTTTTCAATAGCCTCTTCAACTGCTTCCTGTACTTCTTCTACCTTTTCTTCTACCTTTTCATCAGTTATTTCCTCTACAACTGGTTGCTCACTTTCTTCAACAGCCTCTTCTTCTTTTGTTTCTTCAACAACTTCCTCTACAACAGGTTGCTCCTCTTGTGTCTCCTCTTTTGGCTGTTCTTCCACCTGCTCTTCCGCTGCAGGCTCTTCGTTTTGAGCTAGATTAACCTTTATAGGTTCTATATCTTGCTCATTAAATTTTTTAAGACGAGGTTTTTTTACCTTGCCATCACCCTGTGGTGACTTAGCATTTTGCTCGTCTATTTTTACTTCATCTGCCATAATATAATATTATAAAATTAAACATATGTACTCTCGTACAATTTCTTACTTACACTCGTATGCTACTACTGATCCACTATTTAAAGTAAATGTGGTCCATTTACCGTATAGTATTGTGCCAACTGGAAAAGTATCACCACTTACTATAGCTGTACCTGCGTCTGTTCCTTGTGTGTTTATGTAAACACTTACATCTGCGGCTTCGCCATCACTATCATCATCTATCTTTTCAGATATTAAAGCTGTAAATGTAGTAGCTGTAATACACTCAATAGCACAAAAGTAATTTCCTCTACCAGGTGTTTCAGCAGCCGTGTCATCAATCCATCTTGATGCTACAATGCTACCAGTCCAATCGTTAGTTACTATTGCCATTTGTTTTTATTTATTTGTTAAACATTATCTAGGTCCAAACGAACTTAGATCTATTCCTTCGCCTAATATATCATTACCTGAAGACTCAAACTTTTTAGGTCCTGAACCTTCTTTTCTTTGTGATATTAATTCAGACTGTTGACTAGCTTGTATTCTAGTTCTTTCATCTTTACGATCTTCTTTGAAAGTTTCTCTAGTCTTTAACGCCTCAACTTCTAAATTTTTAAGCTGTGCTGATATCTGAGCTTCAGCTTGCATTAACTGAAACTTAAGCTGTGCTTCAGTTTGCAGCTTTTGTAATTCAACTTGACCTCTTACCTGTTCAAGCTGAGCTTTGCTTTGTAAGGATACTTGTTCTTTTTGTAACTCAGCCGCTGCCGCTTGCTCTGCAGCTTGTGCGTTTGCTTGAGCTTGCACTTGTATATTTCTTTCAGCTGTAGCTTGATCACGCTGCGCTTTCTTTTGTCTTCTTATTTTTAATACCTGATTTGCTAACTTTAAGTTTTTAATTTGTCTAACATCAATAGCATCTTCAAGCTCTATACTATTTGACTGTAAAGCCATTTGAATGTTATTTTCGACTAGTTGTTTTTCTTCTTCATCTGGCGCTAGCTCAATAAATATACCAAAGTCATATAAGTACAACTCATCAAGCTCACTTAATGTGGCTACATTATGAGCACCAACAGCTTGTATGAAAGCATCTCTTGTTGGTGAGTATTCTAGTAAGTCAGATATTCTTAACGATAACGACTGTACTAGTTCAGTTGTTAAGAATAAACCAGACTGTAGTATATGTCTTGTAGCTGTATTACTATTTGCTGCTGCCATTTTTTGTATACCAACTAAAGCGTTTTTATCAGGTGTGCTACCATCTCTTGCTTCGTTTAGTCCAGTTACATCTCTTATCATTTGTAGATAATAGTTATACGTTGTAATTAAACTCTGCATTTTATTACCACCACTACCACTGGCTATTTCTTGTATAGGTACTTTACCAGGATTCATGTCACCTTCTTGAGTTAGTGATCTACCAATGATACTACCAGTTTGGAAAAACATGTTTAAAGCTTCTTGCGGGTTGTAGTTTGTACCGTTACCTAAATCAACCTCAGCTAAACCATCAGCATCTAAATAAACACCATCAGGTACCATACGTGACATAACCTGTTGTATTTTTAAATGTGTTAACTGTATCATATCAGCAAAACCTGTTATACGTCTTACTAAAGATTCTATTCTACCCTTGTACATACGCGGTGCTACTATATTGTAATTCATTTTAACTCTAGTATAATCACTTTTAGAACGTATTTGATTTTCAGCTAATTTCCACTTTAACAAGTTTTTAGTACCTACTATTAAAGCTCCTTCGTATAACACCTCTATAGCTTTTGAAACTCTTTCAAAATTACCATCACCAGGCGGATTAAAAGTATCATCTTTTTCAATAGCTTTTTCAGCGCCTGATCCTAATGTTTTTACTTTAAATACATTATTAGCATATGTCTTATAATTAAAATATAATACGGTAATAATGTTTTCATCTAAATTATTATCTTCGTATTTAGTTCCGTATCTTGTTGCTTGATATGCAGGTTGTGATGGTTGCTGTTGTATCTCTTCAAGATCTTCATCTGTTAAATCTGGAAACTGTTTTTTAAGTTCATTTATAGTTACGTTCTTTGCTTCACCAACATAATATATGTCTTCAAAGAAAGGT